CAGAACGCGTCTCAAATGTCTTGTCGTCCCATCGGATAAATAAATCATCGCCTGGTTTCCATTCGCTCACTTTTCCACCTCCAGGTCCAGGTAGACGTTGACTCGTTTCCCCCCCGACATCTCCTCCGGCCGGCCCTGTGGCAACCCACGCGGCGGCAACCCCGCAAACCCATCGCGATAACCTTCACCCAATTCAACGCGTGGATCACCGAGCATGCCGAGCAGCTGCCATTTTTCGTGTTCCTCTGGCGTGCCAAATTTGTCGCCGTGATAGAGTCGTCGGATGCCGCGCTGATAGCCGGCGGAGTAGTCTCCGCCGACCAGCTTGCCCAGGCGCATGAGGCGCTCAAATTCCTGTTCGTTCAGTGCTATTTGACTCATTCGTTACTCCTGTTGGTTAAATAGAGTGCAATAAATATGTGTGTATAAATATGTAAATATCCGGCCAGTTTGGCCGTGGTGATGGCCGTGCGGCGGATGTCGTGAATCCGCACGCCTTCGACTCCCGCTCTGCGGCACGCTCGCACCCAGCTCGAGCGGATCCCGGCGTACTTGTAGGGCTGGAACCGTTTGGTGTGGATAATCGCGGTGTCGGGCTTGAGCAGCGGCGAGACGCTGTCCGAGCGCATGTGCAGGCGTTTGGCGCGTTCCAGCACGCCCTGCAGGTCGTCCGTGAGCTCGTACAGGCCCTCTACGCCGTTTTTCGCCTGCAGGACGTGCAAACCCTCGGGCCGCACCTGTTTCCAGCGCAGGGCCAGCACGTCGCTGACCCTGAGCCCGGTTATGAAGGCCAGGTCCATGAACACCGGCAGCGGATCCAGGCCAGCCAGCCAGATAGCCTGCCATTCGAGCCGGGTAATGATGCGCCGCCGGGCCTGGGTGGGGTGGTAGTTGATCTTTTGCGCCACGTTGTCCGTGCACCAGCCCCAGCGGATGCCGAGCTGCAGGATTTTCGAGAGCACCGCTTTTTCCCGGTTGGCGCCGTGGATGCTGGAGCGCAGGTCCATGTAGCGGCCGACGTCGATCTCGCGGATCTGCTCGACCGGGGCGTCGCCGAATGCCCGCAGCAGGTTCTCAATGGCGCTGTCGTAATCGGCCCGGGTACGCGCGGCCAGCCTGGCGCACAGCAAACGAATAGACTCACGCTCATCTTCCAGTTCCTTGATCCTCTGCGCCGCCCATTGCAGCATTGCTATTTCAGCGCCGCGCTGATTTTCTGAAATGATGCTGTTGTTTTCAGCCTGTCGCAGCAGGTCGTCAGGGGTGAAACACTGGGTGGCCATAGTGGTCATAGATAATTCTCTGCTTCCTCTCGTGTCTGGAAAAAATGCACGCCGTGAGTACACTCAACGCGGATGTCGTCGTCATAAGAGTTTGGTGTGATGGTTTCTCCAACGTGGTAGACAGTTTTTTTATCATACGTGGAAACCGCATCCTGAAAAATGTCACTTGCCGCGTTTGTAATCAGCACAACCTCAGCATATTCGGCGCGACACTTCCTGCCAGTTAATGCCGCTGTGCGCTTTGCCGCAGCCGGGATGCGTAGCTGAATCAATCTGTTTTCACGTGCCACTTTCCATACCAATAATTCGCCGTGGCAGATTTGGAAAAATGGCAGGTCGGCACGGTACAGGTTGGCACCGCGCAGGTCGGCCTCGCGCAGGTCGGCACCGCGCAGGTCGGCACCGCGCAGGTCGGCACCGCGCAGGTCGGCACGGTACAGGTCGGCACCGCGCAGGTTGGCCTCGCTCAGGTCGGCCTCGCGCAGGTCGGCCTCGCGCAGGTCGGCACGGTACAGGTTGGCCTCGCGCAGGTTGGCATCGATCAGGTCGGCACGGTACAGGTTGGCCTGTTCTCCGCCCTCATTTCGCAACCATTTGACATGCGCGTCGAGTACTACATTGAGTTCGTTTTGATTCATTTCATTCTCCTGATACCTGTTCCATGTTTTTCAATGTTCATCTGTTTGATCTTGTGAGCGTATCGGCTTGTTGCCTGGTTGCTTTCATCCTTGCGCAATACGGTAATCACGTATGGGCGGCGCTCGTGTCCGCCCATACGGTTCACGTGATTGTGATACCTTTGTATCCAGGTTAACCACCGTTCAAAGTTGCTGGGTGGGAAGTGATCAGTGGCTTCGTAAATAATCATTTTGATCTCGGTGATCTTACGCGGTTCTTGAAATCAATATGATCTGAAGTTCTCCGCCCAGCGGCTGATTCGATAGCGTTTAAACAATCACTTTCACGATTGTAACCCTGCCGTGAGAAGAACAATACTCGACCAGCCTTGTGGCATTGGGCGTCCCACTTGCCAGTTTTCGGATGTTGCCAATGCTGCCATTTTGCTCTGTTCATACTTTTCTCCTGTTACATCTTCTGTGAGATCCGATTCAGAATTTCATTCTGCTTTGCTGACAACTCGTAGTCGTCCTCATGGTCTGTCAATGAATTGATAAAGTCCCACTCCCAATCCGTGAGTTTATCCTCATTATCAAGCGCCTCAAGGATGCGTTTTTTCTGATAGCCGTTCATTATCGTTTACCCCATACATGAATCAAGGATCTGATCACACTGCAAACAGCCAGTGCAACCACAAACCAGAGGATGAGAGAAAGAGCGGTAATTTCAGTTCTCCTGTTGGTTTTTTACGGCCTCGGACCGCCAAAGCGCACATAGGCGCGCAGACGTGCATCAGCATATAGACACGCGGTCGCCCATGAGCGTGGGTCAACATTTTGATCGTTGTAATTCGCGTCAAAAACGTAATCACCCAATGCTATGAATTTCTCCGCATCGGACAGCCAGCCAGCCAGGGACTGGTAAAATCCACCTGACGTTTTGCCGCTCTCCTCCAGGTCGTTCATCTTGTTTACGATGTATGTTTTGAGTTCGTTGCTGCGGTTCATTTCGTTCTCCTGTGGTTTATTTTCTATTTCAGAATACATTATACCCCATCGGACGTGTAAAGTAAAAACTTTTTGAAAAATTATTTTACATTAGAATACAATAACTTACACAAGCCATTGACGCAATTGATCTCCAACCAATATACGCGCCATGTCGTCCTTACGTTGTAACGCTCTTATCATTTCACACTCAACCGTATGTTCCGCAATCAAATCAGTGTATAAAACTTTTGTTGTTTGGCCAATACGGTGCGCTCTGTCTTCAGATTGTAAACGGTGCTCTAGGTTGAAACTGTTGCTGTAATAAATTACTTCTTGAGCTGCTGTTAGCGTTAGCCCTAGTCCCGCACTTTGCTGCCTGCCTATAAAAATTTGCGCTGTGCCATCTTGAAATTTTTTAATAGCTTCAGCCTTGTCCTTATCATTTATTTCACCGTGATATTCGACGTAATTCAATTGCAATTTTTTGCAAACAGTAACGATGTCGTTAGATTCTTGACGCATGATGGACCAAATTATTGTTGGAGTGCCGTTCAACTTTTCCTCCAATAATTGTAATTTAGGATTCGCACCTTCAATTTTTTCTGTTGAGCCTTCTTGTGTGATGAAATATCCTGAACACACCTGTGACATTTTTTGCAATGCTGTTAATTTTATTAATGGTTGAATTGTGTCGTCATCAAGAATTAAACGTAATTTGTATTTTAACTCATTGTAAATTTTTTGTTGTTGTGTAGTTAATTCAAAAAACATTTGTGTATAAATTTTAGAAGGCAAATCTAAACATTCTTCTTTTGTCACGCGGAAAGAATGCTGTTCAATTTTTTGTTGAATTTCTTCCAACTTCAAATACATCGGAGCTCCGTTTACGTCTCTTTTCACAATTAATGGTGTGCGTTTATTTACTAATCGCTCAATCATTTCTTGATTTGCGTTAAGGTATTGACGTTTAATCTTTTGTTTAATTTTTTGTTTAATTGCAATCATTTCATAATCACTACCACTCGCCATAACAGCATGTCGACAGCAAAATGCTCTATAACTAGGAATGTTCAAAATGCGCTCGTCTAAAAATGCAAATTGACTCCATAAGTCGAATGGCGCACGTGTTGCTGGCGTGCCGGTTAGAATGCGTTTGAATTTTGCTTTTGCTGCAAGCTTCAGAGCAGCTTTGGTGCGCTTTGCTTTTGGATTTTTTATACGTTGGCTTTCATCCGCAATAATCATTCCAGAGCCACATGACAAAAACCATTCAGCAACTTCATAACCGCGTTTAAACGCAATAGCATCCCAATTCATCGCTAAGATTTTAACTTGTTTGCTTGCAAAGAAATTGGTCATTTCTTCTTTCCACTTCTTTGTTTCTTTAGGTCGCCATAATGCAACAATTGCTGCTTCGTCTGGAGCATGCACTGGCAACTCTATATTGGTCCAATTAGCATCTACACCTTTAGGCGCTAAGATCAGCACGCGATCAATTTTCCCAAGTTGTGCAAGAGCAAAAATTTCAGCAATTGAAGACCAAGTTTTACCCGTGCCTTGATCACTAAAATTTGCAAACACATTAGTCAATTGAGCTTTTTCAAATGCTCTTATTTGGTGTGCAAATGGTTGTGTTTTAAGCATTGACGTAATTTTTTCCATTCATTTTTCCTCATTGGCTTTAATCTAACAAATTCAGATTGCACACATAACTCAGCAATCGTCATATTATTAATTTGTTCTATTAATCTACCAGCAACAATTAGCAACCGTTTATCAGTGTCGATTAAAATGTATGATGCTCCGCCAGCTTGATATTGTGCACGATGCCAATTTATCTGGTCTATTGTTACACGATGATTAGAACCAAATAACGGCGTGCTTGCACGTTTAGGTTCTATTGGCGTTTTGGTTTCAATCCAAAATTCACCAATCCCAAACAAACAACAATTTACATCAGGCATGCCTGGAGTAATTGGATATTCAACACGATTTATGCGGTCATTCTTTTGCATAATGTTCCTACGAAATCGACTATATGAAGATTTCTCACTGGACACTAATACATTTCCACTTTTTAATGAAACCAAACTTATAACCAATAAACCTTGCTCTAATCATTAACATGGTGCCTAGTTCTATTTTGTTTTGAATTTCTTCTCCCATGCGCTTGTAGTCGTGCCTTGATATACGAGTGAGTAGCTGGCCGGTATCGTCTCGCAATCTGATATCAAGATAAATTACAGGACCAGTTAACACTGTCCCGCCACGTTTTTTGATATTAATATCTTCATTAGAATCACGTAAATTCTTTTGTATTAATTCACCGATGAACGTGTACATAACTGGATTCTCAAATGTCCCTAACGGCAATTCATCCAATTGTTCTAGTCGTATTACGTCACCAGCAACACTTTCCTCGCCATTATAATAACTGCCATAATTATTTTCCACTGGGAATAAATCATCAAATTCTTTTTCTGCACTTTCAATCTTTTTGATCATCGCTTCCGTCAATGCACCAGCTGCACGAGCAGCAACAAACTTTTCTGCTAACACGGAACCAAATCCTTTAGCAGAATTAAATCCAGGCATTAAACAACCATTTTGCATAGACCAATCCGCTGCTGCGCTATGCCAATCGAATGGTGTGTGTTTAATACGTCCAGCAACAACCATTTCTCGTATCAATTTAATAGCATTATCAGAATTCATACTAGAACGTAAACAACTCAACACAAATGCTTCAGGGTGGTGCGCCTTGAGCCAAGCGCACCAATAACTCAACACAGCATAGCTATAGGTATGAGCCTTGTTCATTTGCCAGGAACCCATTGTGTTAATGGAATTCCAAATTTCACGTGCGTCCTCTTCAGACAAACCATTCTCAGCAGCACCACGCATGAATTTATTCTCAAACGTTTGAAAATGTTCATCTCCCATTCTCCTAGAAATTAATCGACGTATTCGCGCAGAATCTGCCCAACTAAATTTACCAATCTCGCGCACAATAACTAATGTTTGCTCTTGATAGATTGGCAAACCTTCCGTTTCCACCATGTATTTCGCAACTAATGGATTTGTTTTTACTTTTTTACCTGTATTACGAGATTCTAAATATTGCTGTGTGATGCCAGAGGCGAATGGCCCCGGTCGCGCCAGTGCAGTTACAGCGTCTACTTCCGCTATGGTTTTAAATGGTACCATCTGCTTACAAATTTGACGCATCGCGTCTCCTTCAAATTGAAAAATGCCGCTAAGTGCTTGCTCATCAAAAATTGAAAATGTGTCAGGATCATTAAGTGGAAGTGCATACCAATCTTCATTTTTCAGAACATCAGCGCCTTCTAACACAGTTAAAGTGCGCAGGCCTAACACATCAATTTTCAACAAGCCCAAGTCTTCCGCCGAATACTTTTCAATTTGAGCTATACCATCATTGGTTACAGTGCAATAATTGGTGATTGGTTCATTGCAAATTAACAAGCCAGCAGCGTGCACCCCTGTGTGTGAAGCGTGGCCTTCAATTTCTGCTGCTATTTTTGCTTCTGGATACATCTGTAAAAATTTCTTACCTGGTTCTGTGCCTTCTAACGTATCTAATAAACAATCTGATACTCGCGCATCAGCACTACTACGCTCAATCATCACAATTTTAACTGGGGCAGTGGCTGCTGACGGAATGCCCATTTTCTTACAAGTCTGTGCTAATGCTGATTTTGCTTTATAGCGTGTTATTGTTCCAATATGTGCAACATTTTCCTTACCATATTTTTGCGCCATGTAATCAAACACCATATAGCGTTTAGCATCTGGGAAGTCCAAATCAATATCCGGTAAATCTTCTCGCGTGCTATCAATAAAGCGTTCAAAAATTAAACCTGGTGGTAATGGGTCAATCTCTGTTATACGTGTCAAATAGCAAACTAATGAACCTGCTGCACTACCGCGTGAAGGACCAACCAACATATGTTGCTTGGCATAGCACGTCATGTCGGAAACGATAATAAAATAACTAGCAAAATTTTTCTCTCGAATCAAATTCATTTCACGTTTTAATCGGTGCTCATATTTTTCGGTCCATTGCAACTTATTCAGTTTCGTGCGATACTTGATACCAGCACGGCAAAGTCTCCAAAGTTTACGCTGAGCATCTTTTACACTAATCATTGGTGCACGTTGCAACTCAAACGGTTCAGGCACCAAATCGTAATTCCTGTCCCCAGTATCAAATAGATGTTGTGCAGAAGGTTTTGCCGCGATTGGTGCTGTAATTTCTAACAATTGTTTATCACCTTCACTCACGTACGCATTATCGCAACATTCAATGGTGCGTAAATTATATTCAACAGCAATACTCTGTTTGCTTAGATTTAGCACTTGACTGGCTGGGGAAAAATCGATAATGGCTCCGATATCAGCAAGGAAGTCACCGTCTAAAATATCTCCAGCCAATTTCATTATTTCTCCAGACATCGTCATAACATCTGCTTTATATAGCCGGGGAACGGAACCACGTGGCGTTGGGAGTGCTTGTAAATGAGCCAAGGTTACGTTTTTATATAATTCCCTTAACCCTATAGAGCTGCGAGCTATAAAAACCATGTAGCGACCATCCTCGATGGCCAATTCAACACCTAATAATGGCTGGATTCCAGCTGCTTGAGCAGCTTTATAGAATGGCACGTGTCCCCAAGTGCCTCCACGGTCTGTAATAGCTGCTGCTTTACAACCTAGCGCGTTTAAACGTTCTATGATTTTTGAAAGTGGGGCATATGTTGCTCCAAAAGAATATTCCGTTTTAACACGCCAGCAAATCATTTGAAAAATTCAGCTAATTGAAGAGCTTTGTACAACGCTTCAACATCGTCTAGTGCTCTGTGGGTTTGTCTTAATTCTTTACCGGTAAAATGATAATACAATAATTTGAGACTTGGACGATAGCCGAATAGATGCATAAATTCATTCATTGAGCAACGTACGGTTGGCCATGTGAAACTCTTACAACACCTAGCCAGTTCATGATTAACAACAGCAAGATCAAACTCAGCATTGTGTGCCACGCAATAATCAACTCCTGCGAAAAATCGATGCAATTTAGGCAAAAACTTTGGAAAAGATTTTGCGTTTACTACATCAGCATCAAAAATGCCATTAATTTTTGATGCTTCTGAAGGGATTGGGATTGGTGGCTTAATAAACTCTGATAGCTTGGAAATTTTTCCGTTGCTAACATTATATTTCAATGCGCCAAATTCTATTACATATGGCTGACGTTCCAACGGCACTGTACTAGGAAGCGTTAGACCAGTGGTTTCGGTATCAAATAAGACATAAACACTCATTGTATTTTCATCACCATGTTATTATAATCAAGCCAAACAAAAGATTAATAATAATACATTTTTGTCCAATTGATATGCCAAGTTTCCAATCCCATCCTCCCCCAAATCTTGCCATGCCAGGAACTCGTCCCCAACCATATTTTTTTCGTTGTATATCGAAATGAGACCAATGTGCTTCCATATTCATCCAAGGCCAACGTTTAAATTTGATCATCATTAGTCTCCTATAATTGACTCCAACATCGCGGCATAGACCATTAAGTCATGCACTGAATCACGATGTGTCATATCCGGGCTATTACAAAAACGCGTCAACTTACTAACGCATTGGATCAATAAACCGAATTTATTCCAATTTTCCGCGCTATTAATTTGCACGCCGTTTGGTAATAAAGCAGCCATCACTCCGCCAAACAATAAATAGTTATCAGCGTATAACGCATTGCGCTCATTAAAGGTTGTTGCTCCTTGCTCCAGTATGCTTGCTGGAGCACGTTTGCTGTTGGGATTGCCACAAGGTATCCCCAACTTGCGATACGCTTCCAGCACATCTTCCCGATCGTCCCAGGCAAATGTGATTTTGTTAAAATATGAAGCAATAGATGCTTTAAATTTTGGAGCACTTGCGAAATCACTTTCAGGACGCATTATAACTTTGTAGCGCGTTTTTTTTGGTAAATGTTTATCCATCCACTTTAGTGTTATGTCTCGATATTTTTCCGGTCTACCTGTCAAAAAAAATATTGAATCATCTTCCTCCAGAATGTGCAAATTAATCGGTTTATCGTGGATTGATAAACTGTGATAAATATCCCATTCTTTTCGCTCTGCATATTCATTACGCCAGCGCGCATCGCTGATGGTGTTGTCAATGTCTACTATGATCATGATGCCATCCCGTCCTTAGCAATTGGATTGGCTGCTTGGATTGTTGAGCTCCAAAAATGCTCCTTAACTTTCGCCTTTAGCTCTTCGTTATCCATACGTTCATCATAAAATTGGCAATCAGTTTTGCCATAACGTGGAAATGCGCATGTACCAGTTGCTGCGCAATGCACCTGGATAAACGGTTCTACCCATGAATGAACTTCTAGCACGCACTCACGCATAGCACGGAACACCTGTTGGTATTCGCCTTGGGTCTTGGTGCAGAGCCGCACTTTAGCAGTTTCGTGTAGTGTGCGCAGATTAAACTTGGCGATGATACTGGTGGTCATGTTGGTCGGCAAGATGCCGCGTGCGTCTTGGATTGGCACTCCCATCTCAACAAGCTCAATGTAAGCATTTATCGCACCGCCAGCACCGTCGAGCCAAACATAAAAAGCATTTTCATCAATGAAGTGCGGCGTAAATATTTCATTGTTTCGCACATCAACAGTGCGCTGGGATTCTTGCGCATAGGAACCAGTGCGTGTACGTACCAACTGATGAGTGAATGCCCGTGTCACACCAGAAATTTGAAATGTATAGTCCACAAATTCCCATGATGATTTAATCGTCGTTAACATATATTTTAGATGTTCATCTTTTTGTTCTGCGGACCACCCGGCAGGGTCCGAATCGAACTTCAGCCGGGTGTTCTTTGTCCGCAACAAAAGATTGAGTGCGTCTGGGGTATAAGACAACAGTTCGACTTTCATTTTTGCACGATTGAAAAGTTGAATTTGTTACCTTCATGCTCGAATGTTGCTTTGCCAGCAGCTTTGAGTTTCGCACGGAACGCAATGTGCTTGGTGTCTGGCAAACCCAAAGTTAAAAATGCTGCCCGCACAGAACGATACTCCTCACCAGCAACTTTTACACCATTACGCTCAGCCCTACGTGCTGCTGTGATTGGGTCTTGCCAACTTTTTGCGATGGCATTGCTGCGATCAGTTTTGGGCTGTTCTTTAACTTCAATTTGTTTTACTTCATCATTAACCCAAACAGGCACATCTGCCAATACCCTTTCCAATCGATCGAACGCTTCAACCTTACTTGAAAACTTTTTCAACTTAGCAGCGGCATGTTTGTTGTAAATTTTCACCAATTCATTCATTTTCAAATCTGACAATTCAAATACAAATGGATTTTTTACAACAGCACAAGCAGCTTCAATCTGATCGCGTTTGTGAAGTTTAAACTCAATGTTAAAAGTTTTGCCATTCATAATGTACATAGTATTGCTCCTCAAGTTATGCGACAATTATTGGTCGCGAAAATTTAACACACTTCAAATTGCTCTCCACAACAGCAGGTAGGCACTCCTTGTTCAATCCACTTGTTGGTGGTGCGCACTACATACCCGCAATCGGGGCAGGCTAGCTTGATTAATCTGGTTGATTGTTTTTTACGACCACTTAATGACAACGCGCCGTGTGGATAGGCGGGCATTTTGCTCGTTATAGCGTTTAAACGCTTTCGTAATTCAGCGCCCGCAGTAGTCGCAGTCATCTTTCCTTCCAAGCCGATAGCACGTGCCAATTTGGCGAATGGTGCGCGATGCCCATGTTCAACGCCGACAGAAGCATGCACCATTTCATGCACCAGCACATGATCAACTTGATCTTTTTTACTGAGTACCGGTGAAATGAATATCTCAGTGTAGCCTGATTCTGAATTTTTTTCTGACCAGCACTCGCCAATACGCTTGCGTGCCGTGCCGCCACCAGGAAAGCTGCAAGATACGCGCCATTTCTTGTGACCGGTCGTTGACCATGGTTTTGCCTCTTCAAACAGCGGAAGGAGATTATGCATCAATTTAGTTAACCATTCTTCACGGTTCATTTCAACGTCTCCATGTATAAATCAAGGATCTGATCACACTGCAAACAGCCAGTGCAACCACAAACCAGAGGATGAGAGAAAGAGCGGTCGTTGTTATCATGCTGTATGCTCCTTTAATACATTGGCTGCTGATCCCCGGTTATTGATCAATTCTTTAGCCTGGGTTAACGACAACGACCGCCGCGCACAATTTCGCACATGGCGTTCAATTTCAAAAGCCGTAGTGTTGTGATCAACATACTTAGCCACTGCCCGGCAAAAAGCCCGGACGGAGCGGTTACCGCGTGACTTGTTACAGCGTTCACAGCAGGTCACCAAATTAGTTTGGTGGTTTGAACCGCCTTTGCTGCGGCACGACAAGTGATCAAGGCTCAAACTCGCGCCTTGCTCAACCGCGTGCCCGCAGTATACGCAAGCTAGTCCGTCTCGCAGATAGATAGCAAGGCGC